CGGTCCCGGGCGCTTGCGGAGGGCCTCGCTCTCTACGAAGAGAGCGTGAACGAACTCGGCTTCCCACTGCGGGAGGCGTACGACCCGGAGCGCGACGGCTGGTACGAGGTGGACGACAGCACGATCGACTACTCGCAGGCCGCGCTGGACGACTACCGCAAGGCCACGAAGAACCAGGAGCCGGGGGTCCAACTCAAGGTGGTCGACACCTGGGAAGGGGAGACCGAGCGGCCGAAGGAGGCGCGGCGGCCACAGCCGAGAGGGGACCAGAGCCTGGACCACACCGGGCCAGGGCTGGAGGGTACCAGAGACCTCTCAGGCTAGCGAGGATGCCCTGTGCGGCTCGCACAGCAAAGGGCCGGGTGCACGTAGCACCCGGCCCTTTCTGCCGTCCTCAGGAGCGCGTGCGAGCGTCCTCCGCCCTCACCAGAGCCTCGAACTCCTCGGGGTGGTTCAGCGCCAGCCGGTTGAGCGCGCGGCGCTTGATCGTCATGCGGCGGGTCTCCGCGCTGCGGTCGCGTGCTCGGGTGGCGCGGTACTCCGCCAGGTAGTCCGCCTGCGCCCGTCGGCACCGGGGGCAGGGACCCGCGCCGCGCTCCTTCTCCTGTTCGCGGAGCTCCTTGCGGTACATCTCCACGGAGCCGTGTTCCATCAGATCAACTCCTCCAGAGCCTTGTCGTTGACGGTGTGGCAGGGGCACTCACACTCGTAGGTCTTGCCGTTCATGCTGGACCGGAATTTCCGGATGCAGCCGACGTGGGGGGTGCCCTCCACGACCAGGCACCACCCGAACTTCACCGGAAGACTCGCATGTTCTCGATCATGTCGTCGAACCAGACGTCACCCATCTGGAGTCGGATCATGGCGAGCTGACCGAGGTCCAGTCCATCGAGCGGGAACATCAGGAAGGTGAGCTCGGGCTGGAACTTGTCCTTCTCGACGATCTCCCCACGCTTGGTGAGACGGGCGTACTCGTTCACCTCGTGGCCCTTGGTCGTGAACCACTCCTGAGGCTTGCCGACGCCCCTCGCAGCCAAGAAGCCCTCGACGCCGGCGATGTACTCGCTGAGCGGCCCGCCCGCGCCACGGATCGTGTAGAAGGACCCCGCCTGGGCCTCGTGCAGGTCCTTGTGCGTGAGCGTCCTCACGACGTCTCCACCGTGACCATCACCGTCTGGAGCAGGTGGTCGAAGTCACCGGAGAACGCCTCCGTCTTGAAGGTCTGAATCTCAGCCTCCGACACGTCGGCCCGGCGCAGGGCCGCCACGACACGCCCGACGATGGAGTGCGCGTTGCCGCTCTCCCCGCTCAGCGGAATACTGACGTGCGGGTACTTCACCCCGGCGCTCATGACTGCGTCGCCACGAGGTTGAGCCGGAGGCCCTCCCCCGCCATGTGAGCGGCCTGGTCGACACGCTCCTTGGCCTTGTCGGTCTCACCGGTGTCGATGAGCTCCAGCGCGCGGTTGAGCTCCACCTCGATCTGCTCGAAGCGGTCCTCGTTGCTGCGTGCCAGGCGGTCGTAATCCTCGACTGTGTGCATCGCCATCTTGGCTGTCTCCTTGTTCTAGTACCCTGGGCCGGGCAGTACCCCTAGCATACGCCTACCCGCGCGGTAGGAGCCACCAAGGAGGAGCCGGGAATGGCGAACCGTGCCGTAGTGGTGGACCTCCTCGTCAGGACCAATCAGTTCACGACGGGCATGCGTCGTGCGTCTCACGACATGGCGTCTGAGACCACCAACATGGAGACGAAGACCAAGGCTCTGCAGATGCAGATCGGTCTTCTGGGCGTGGGCATGGTTGCCTTCGCCGCAGTCGCCGTGCAGAAGTGGGCGCAGTTCGATCAGGCGATGTCGCGCGTCGAGGCGACGGGCGGCGAGGCCGCGAAGCGCATCGAGGAACTGAACGAGGCCGCCAAGAGCGACGAGGTCATCGCGCTCGGGTACAGCGCCGTGGAGGCGTCGGACGCGATCTACGAACTCGCGAAGGCGGGTGTGTCGGCCACGGACATCCTCGGCGGCGGCATGGCCGGTGCGATGTCGCTGGCCGCTGCGGAGACGATGGACGCCTCGGAGTCGGCGTCCATTCTGGCGTCGGCCCTCAACCAGTTCAACCTGACGGGCGACCAGTCCGCGCACGTCGCGGACCTGCTCGTGGCGGGCGCTGGCAAGGCGCAGGGCTCCGCCCACGACCTCGGCTTCGCGCTCAAGCAGTCCGGTCTCGTCGCGGATCAGTTCGGTCTCTCCATCGAGGAGACCACCGGCACGCTCGCCTTCTTCGCCAGCGCGGGCCTGATCGGCTCCGACGCTGGCACCTCCCTCCGCACGATGCTTCTCCACCTCGCTGGGCCGTCGACCAAGGCTGCGAAGTTGATGAAGCAGATCGGCCTGGAGATCTACGGGGCCGACGGCCACATGGTCGACATGGAGACCCTGGCGGACAACCTCCAGAGCAGCCTGGGGACCCTGACCGAGCAGCAGAAGAACCAGGCCCTCGCCACCATCTTCGGTGCCGACGCCACCCGCGCCGCCTCGCTGCTCTACCGCGAGGGCGGCGACAAGGTCGTCGAGTGGACCGAGAAGGTCAACGACGCCGGGTACGCTCAGGAGGTCGCGCGCAAGCGCATGGACAACCTGAGCGGCGACCTCAAGAAGCTCAGCGCCACCTGGGACCGCTCCCTCATCGGGATGGGCAAGTCGGCCGACGCCCCGATGCGTGGTCTGGTGCAGGGCATCACGGACATGATCGACAGGTTCGGGGATATGGACCCGGCCATCCAGGGTGTCATCATGGCAATCACGGGCGGGGGAGGTCTGGTCGTACTCGCCACGCTCGGCATCGGCCAGATCATCGCGGCGCTCACCACCCTGAAGGCAGGTCTGGTAGCGACGGGAGTCGTCAGTGAAGCAACGGCTACGAAGATGACACGCGGCTTCGGGTTCGTCGCGAAGGGGATCGGGCTGGCGTCCGCGGCACTCGCGGTCTTCGCGGTTGCCGCTCAGATCGCCGGCTCGGCGGTCGACGACATGCCCTCCTCGGAGGAGACGACCAAGCAGGTCCTCGCCCTCGGCAGCGCGGGCGAGAAGTCTGCTGCGGACATCAAGAAGGCCAAGGACGCGCTCGCGGAGATGTACACCGTCGCGGGCAGCGGCAACACGAAGGTCAGTGGCCTCGCCGAGGCCATCGAGACCATGAACGTGAACGGCTTCCTGAAGGCGATGGACAGCGTCGGGTCCCTCTTCGGGATCTTCGACAGCCAGGCGTCGATCTCCCGGGGCCTCCTGGACCAGTTCGACGCCTCCCTCACGACGCTGGCGCAGTCCGGCGCGGCTGAGGATGTCGCGGTCGCTCTGGGGTACTTCAACGAGCAGGCCAAGGAGGCAGGCATCGCCCCTGAGAAGGCGATGGAGCTCCTGCCGCAGTACCAGGAGTACCTCCTGGGAGTCGAGAACGCCCAGACGCTGGCGGGGGACAGCGCTGGAACGATGACCGACGCACTCGGCCAGGCAACGGAGGCGACCGAGGCCATCACCACCGCCGAGATCGAGGCGAAGAAGGCGCACGACGAGTACATCGGTGCGATCGTGGACTCCTTCACGTCCTTCTTCGACCTGGGGGACACCTACCAGGGGGTCATCGACGGCCAGAAGGAGATCGCGCAGAGCGCGGCCGACTCGTCGGAGTCGACCGAGGACTCGTGGGAGAACTTCTACGACGGCACCACCGTCACGTTCGATCAGTACATCGCGAAGTTGAGCGAGCAGGTCACCGCGCAGGAGACGTGGGCGTCGAACATGATCGCCCTCACGGGCCGCATGAAGACGGAGATGCCCGCCGACCTCCAGGTCGCCGCGCAGGAGATGATCAACGAGCTCCGAGGCCTCGGCCCGGAGGGCGCGGCCCAGGTTGCCATGCTCCAGACCCTGACGGCTCCGCAACTCCAGCAGGTCGTGGACCTCTTCAACCGGCAGGGCGTCGCGGCGGGTGAGGAGTGGGCCACCGGCGTCGAGGCGGCGGAGAACCCTGAGGTCGATGTCGAGACCAGCGACACCGACAAGCGCCTCGCAGCCGTCGCCGAGTCGATGCTGAAGTTGGACGCGGCCAAGGCGAACCCCAAGGTCGAGGTCGACACCACGCAGACGATGGCCCGGCTCGCGGCCGTCCAGACGGCGATGGACAGCATCCGCAAGCGGGGTATCTCCGTGGCGCTCAACGCGCCCATCCTCGGTCCTCCGGTGCCGGGCTTCCCCCAGCACGCAGGCGGCGGCGACATCAGCGGGCCGGGCACTGGCACCAGCGACAGCATCATGGCGATGGTCTCCAACGGCGAGCACGTCCTCACGGCCAGCGACGTGCAGAAGGCGGGCGGCCAGGACGCCGTCTACCGGATGCGCGCGGGCATCCAGGCGGGCATGCTCAAGTTCGCGAGCGGTGGCGCGGTCAACATCAACGGGCACACCCTGGACTACTGGAAGGACGCCCAGGTCGACCAGGGCGACATCATCCGCCTCCAGATCCAGATCCGCGACCTCCAGGCCGACCTCGGCAAGCGAGGCAAGGACGCGCTCAATGGGCTGGACCGTCAGCAGGCTCAGTGGGACCTTGGCGAGGCGCAGCGGAAACTCGCTGAGGGGTACTACGCGAACTCCCTGAACGTCGACGCGCTCATCGCGGCGGAGGACGCCAAGATCGACGCGGCGGAGGCGGCGCAGCAGAACGCGGAGAAGCGCAGGCAGTTCGCCGCCGACTACACGCAGGACATCCGCCGGGGTGAGGTCGTGGCGGGCGCATCCGGGTCCAAGTCCGGCGCGTTCAGCCTCATTGACGACGCCCGCGCCAACATCGTCCCGACCCTGAACGGGGCTGCGGCCACCGCGCTCTGGAAGGCGATGACCAAGGCGGAGGAGGAGGCGACCCGGTTCTTCGGTCAGATCGAGGCGATCGACGAGAAGTTGGGCGAGGCCACCGACAAGGCGAAGGAGCTCCAGAGCATCTCCGACTCGGTCCAGAACGGTCTGGTCGGGGGCTTCAACCTGGACAGCGTCGCGCAGACCGGCACGGTCAACCCGTTCACGGGTGAGATCACGGGCGGCGGAGCGGGCAGCGCGGGGAAGGGGATGCTGGCGTCGGCTCAGGCGTACGCCTCCAAGGTCAAGATCTTCGCCTCGAAACTCCAGCAGATGGCGGACAAGGGCTTCGCGGGAGCGATCCTCCAGGAGGTCGCAGCGATGGGCGTGGAGGCCGGCATCCCGGCCGCCGACGCCCTGCTCGGCCTGGACCTCAACGACACCTCCGCGCTGAACCAGGCGTACAAGGACATCGCCGACTTTGGCGGGCAGGCGGGGCAGGCCGTCACCGCTGGCTTCTACGAGGGCGGGGTCCAGGCCGCGAACGGTCTGGTCGCTGGTCTGAAGGCTCAGAAGGACCAGGTCCAGGCGGCCATCATGGACATGGCGCAGGCGATGCAGGACGCGCTCGCGCACGCGCTGGGCATCTACAGCCCGAGCCGCAAGTTCCGCGCGATGATGGACTTCGTGGGGCAGGGCGTGGTGCTGGGCCTGGACGACCAGCAGGGCATCGTCTCCGACGCCAGCGCCCGCCTGTTCGACGGGGTGACCGTACCGGGCGGGGGCGGCGTCTACGGCAGCGGTGGGTCCGGTTCTGGCTCCTCTGGTGACATCACCGCGTACCTGTCCGACGAGCAGGTCAACCGGCTCGCGGTAGCATTTGAGACGGGCAACGTGCGGAACATCAACGCCGCGACGGCGCAGAAGAACCGCAAGATGGAACTGACCTACGGCGCGAGGGGACGGTAGTCGTGACACGCGAGCGCTGGTGGAATGGGAACCAGGTCAGTTACGGTTCGGGCGGCTGGTACCGCTTCGTCATTGACCGGGAGATCCTGACCGACTACATCTCGGTCTGGTGGGGTGTCGAGACCAACGTCTCGATCTCCGACACCACGAACACCGGCGACACGACTGCCCAGGGCATCGCCTCGAACTTCACCAACGTCACGTTCTCGCACTCGGGTGCGGGCATCACGTGGCTGCGGGGTGAGGGCTTCTCCATCGGCAAGGGTGGGACCCTCTCCTGCTCCGGTGCTGTCCGGGGCCTGGCGGACTTCAGCGGCGGTGGCGCCGAGTCGGGCACCGGCACTCTGTACTGGACCAACCCGGCCCTCCCTCCGAACCAGATGGCTGCTCCCGTCATCTCGGCGGTCACGTCCACGACGATGACTGGATCCTTCTCGGCCCCTGGGACCAATGGCGCGGGCGTCACGAGTTACGACGTCGAGTGGCACTACTCGGACGGGAGCGGACTCTACTACGCCGCGACCGTCGCCGGCTCGCCGGTCTACGGGTCCGGGCTCACGCCGAACCGTGGGTACGCCCTCCGTGTCCGAGCGAACTCTGCGGCTGGCTCCAGCGCGTGGTCCGCCTTCTCGTACTGGACGCAGGCTGTCGCAGCCCCGATCGCGCCCAGCGCGCTGGCCGTGACCCGGAACAGCGACACGAGCCACAGCCTGTCGTGGACGCGCGGGAGCCAGACCACTGGTCCCTACGCGTCGCAGGAGGTCCTCCGCAAGCGTCAGATCAACGGCGTGTGGGACTCCTTCGCGGTGATCGCCTCGCTGTCCGCGGGGGCGACCTCCTTCGTCGACACGACCACGATCGCCAACCGGACCTATCAGTACGCGATCCGTGCCACGAACGCGTCGGGTACCGCCGCCTCCACCCCGTCGGGGCTCGTGTGGACCACGCCGGGGGTCCCCACCAGCCAGGCCGCCGCGAAGGACGCGGCGAGCAACATCGTCGTGTCGTGGAGCCCTCCCTCGAGCGCGGCCAGCCCGGCGGACCTCAAGTACGAGGTCTCCGAGAGCACGGACGGTGGCACCGTCTGGACGGTGAAGACGACGACCGCAGTCGGCGTCGTCACCTACACGCACACGAGCCCGAACGCAGCCCTGCCGCACACGTACCGCATCCGCGCGATGAACGGGACCACGGGCGAAATCGGGAGCGGCCTGTACTCGGGCTACGTGGTCACGAACACGGTTCAGCTCCTCACGCCCCCGGGCGCTCCCACGAACCTGGCGAACACCCCGGCTGGGACCGCCGACCGCGCGCAGCCCATCGTCCTGACATGGAAGCACAACCCGCTGGACTCGTCCCCTCAGACGAAGTACACCCTCCAGCACCGAGCGGTCGGGACCTCCACTTGGACGACGGTCGGCCCGATCACGAGCGCGACGTCGTCGTACACCCTCCCCGCGAACACGTACACGACGGCCCAGGCGTTCGAGTGGCAGGTCATGACGTGGGGTCTTCACGCCACGGGCGGCCCGTACTCGTCTGTCGCCACGGTGCAGATCTCGAGCATCCCCGGCGTCAGCATCTCGAGCCCTCTCGCGGGCGCGGTCGTCGGCGGCACCAGCCTCACCGTCACCTGGACGTTCAGCGACCCGGACGGTGACTCGCAGGGTTCGTGGGAGGCCACGCTGTACGCGTCCACCGGGGCGACTCTCGAGTCGCGCTCCGGGGCCGACGCGGCGAACACCACGACCTTCGCGTACCGTCTCCAGGAGACCTCGTACACGGTCAAGGTTCGGGTCCGCGACAGCCGGGGCCTCTGGTCCACCTTGGACACCCGGGCCTTCACCGTCACGTACCCGCTGCCCCCGACGCCGGTCCTCGAGAACGCGATCTGGGACTGGAAGCGAGGGACGGTCGAACTCTCCATCTCGGTCCCGGCCCCCTCGGGCTCCGAGGTCGCTCCGGTCTACATGGAGATCTGGCGCTCTCGTGACGACCGGCCGTACGAGCGCCTCGTCACGAACCTGCCTCCCGGGACCCTGTCGTACCTGGACTTCACCCCCACGGTCGACGGGAAGAACACCTACATCATCCAGGTGGTCAGCGGCCTCCCCTCCATCGCGCAGTCGGACCCGGAGGGGGCGCACGCTGTCATCATCACACCGGGGGCGTCCGACGGGCGGCCCGGTGTCTGGCTCAGCGGCGGCACGGACTTCACGAAGGTGGGTCGCCTGGCGTCTCAGGTCACCGTGGAGGCGGGCCGCATCCGGGAGCGCGTGCTCCAGCGGTACGCGGGCCGCCCGCTGCCGGTGGAACACTCCGGCGAGCACGTCGATGAGACCTGGCAGATCAGCGGCAACCTGATCCTCAAGTGGTCGGCGGACGTCGACCTGCCCGGTTCTCCGGAGGACTGGCTGGCGCTCGGCGCGCTGGCCGGGCCGTTCCTGCTCCGCGCACCGGCCCTCTTCGGCGGACAGCCCATCTACGCCTACGTCAGCGTTGAGGGACCGACCGTGTCTCGGCAGGTGGGCGGCAACGTGCAGGCGGTATCGTTCACCGCAACGCGCACCGAGTACTAGGAGGCCTGCGTGCCGATCCTCGAAGCACCTGAGCCGACTCCCCCGCTCCAGGCGGCACCTCGCCGTGAGTTCTACCGCGTCGACCTCATGACGAACCGCGACGGCACGATCGGACGGCTCGACGGGGTGGCCGAAGTCAGCCTGGAGTTCAGCGCCTCCGACAACGGGGTGCTCACGTCCGGCGGCTCGCTCAACCTCAACGACGAGGGACAGGTCATCGACTGGCTCAACGCGCGCTGCCAGCCGTGGGCGACGGTGAACGGCCAGTCCTGGCCGCTCGGTGTCTACCTCATGTCCGCGCCGACGGTGCAGCACGAGCCCACGGGCCGGTCGTGGGAGGTCACGCTGAAGGACAAGTTGTCCATCCTCGACGAGGACCTCATGGCGGAGACCTACGCGCTCAACACCGGAGCGAACGTGGTGGACGCCATCCGGCAGGTGATCGCCGACGCCGGCGAGGCCAACCACGCCATCTCCGCTGACCCCCGTGTCCTGACCGGCCCGCTGACGTGGCCGCCCAACACGAGCCGCCTGACCATCGTGCAGGACCTCCTGAAGATGCTCAACTTCAGCCCGCTCAAGGTGGACGGGTGGGGGGCCTACGTCGGTGAGCCCTTCGTAGACCCGAAGAACCGGAGCGTGGCGATGGTGTTCGAGGAGGGCCTCAACGCGATCCACCTCCCGTCGTTCCAGGTCACTCAGGACGTCGCCAGCATCCCGAACCGGCTGATCGGGGTGTCGTCCACGAGCAGCGCAGGCCTCGTGGTCACCGCCGACAACAACGACCCGTCCAGCCCGTACTCCATCCCGGCTCGCAACCGCGTGATCGCGCAGCAGGAGGACTTCGACGCCACGGACCTCACCATCCTGGGCAAACTCGTGTCGCGCAGGATGCTGGAGCTCATGGCCCCTTCCTCGGTGGTGGAGTTCCAGCACGCCGTGGTGCCCCTGGAGGTGGACTCCGTAGTACGATTCGTCTCAGACGATGTCTCCCTCGACGGCGTCGTGTTGTCCACGTCGGTGACGCTGGCGATGGGGCAACTGATGAAGACGACGATCCAGGAGGTGGTCCGTGCCGGGCTCACCATTTCTTGACGACAGCCTTCCGGTACCGGCCCCCGCCGAGGCGCGCTACATCTGGGCGAAGGTCACCCAGGTCTCCCAGCTGCGCATCCAACTGGACGGGGACCGAGTGCCTCTCGCCATCACCCCCGACGACCTCGGCGGCGTCGGCAGCCGGACCCTGAACCAGCGGGTCTACTGCCAGATCCTGGACCGCCGCCTCGTCGTGCTCGGCCCGGTTCCTGGCGGCACGCCTCCGGGGGCCATCCTCGCCACGGCGTCGAGCGTCCTGCCCGTCGGACACCTGTGGTGCCAGGGGCAGGCGATCTCGCGGACCACGTACGCGGCCCTCTTCGTCGCGATCGGGACGACCTTCGGAGTGGGCGACAACTCCACCACGTTCAATCTCCCGAACCTGCAAGGGCGAGTCATCGTCATGGCCGATGGTACGACGGAGTTCGCAGCGCTGGGGACGACGGGCGGCGAGAAGGCTCACACCCTGACCGTGCCGGAGATCCCGTCGCACACCCACGACTTCCTGCTCCCGAGTGCGGGCGGGAGCGCCACCCTCGCGGCGGGCAGCACCGGGAACAACACCCCCGTGAACGTCGCGAACACGTACGCCAAGATCGGGAACGCGGGCGGCGGCGGCTCGCACAACAACCTCCAGCCGTACCTGACGCTGAACTACATGATCAAGGTGTGAGAGAAGGAGACGACCGTGACATACCAGATCCAGAACGAGATCGCCATCAGCCCGGCGATGCAGGCCCGCGTCGCGCAGGCGGTGGCCGGTGAGGGGACCGACTTCACCGACAACCCGGACTCGTGGACCCAGAACTTCAGGCGGTTCTGGGCGGCGGCCCCCGGCTGGGACGCCGCGTGGGAGTCCTACAAGGTCGGGAACCCCGGCATCAGCGACCCTGGAGCGAACGAGTCCGTCATCACGGACGCGATGATCCTGGCCCAGGTCCGCTCCATGGCCCCGGAGACCGAAGCCCCGTGATCAACTTGAACTCCCCACTGCCCTACGGGGGTCCCACCGTCACCACGATGATCGCCGGCCGGACTCTGTGCCTCGTGAGTTACGCGCTGGCCTTCCTCGTGGCGATGGGAGACCTCTTCGTCCCTTCGGTTACACTGCACCCTGTGGACCGCGAATGGACGGTTGGTCTAGCCGCCACACTCGCGCTGCTGAGCCTGATCGGTCTGGTCGCAGTCATCACACACCGCTGGAGGGTCGAGTGGGTTCCCGCAGCCGCCATCTTCTTCCTACTCCTCCAGCGATCTGTGCCCGTGTGGGCTTCGCTGGACGAGGTCCCCACCCGACTCTCGGCGGCGTCGATGATGACGCTCGGCGCCGTCTGCCTTGGGAAGCGCACCTTCGACCTGTGGGTCTTCTCGATCAAGACGAAGGCCTCTGCCGAGCGGTTCGGCGATGAACGCGGATGAGGTAATCACCCGCATTCTATCGGCGGGGGCGCTTCTGGCTGGCATCGCGGCGATGATCGGAGCCGTTCGTTCGCGGAGGGCGGGGGTCCGGTCGGACGAGCGGGAGGCTCGCAAGGTCGAGGCGGAGCAGCGACGCGACACGATCGCTGACCGGGACTCGCTCATCGAGGGACTGCGGGATGACGTGACGGAGCTCCGCACCCGCATGGATCGGGTAGAGCACGAGCTCCAGGAGGAGCGCGAGTACTCCCGCAGCCTCCAGGACTTCATCTACCGCAAGGGCTACGTCCCTCCCCTGCGTGTCGCTCATCGGGGGTAGTACCCTGAGGGGTGCCTAGACGGCATCGAGAGGAGACTGCAATGAGCGAGAACGACGCTTGGGTCGCAACCGACGACCCGACCAACGGTGACCTGCCGGAGACCGAGTTCATCGGCTCGAAGAAGGACGTCGAGCAGACGCTGCCCCCCGAGGACAGCGACGGCTCGGGACTGGAGGAGGACAAGTGACCGCCACCCTGGAGGCCGTCATCAACCGGGCGCTGTCCCAGGTCGGCGGCTACTTCCCCGGTGCCTCGCCGTACGGCGTCTGGTACGACGACAACTACGGCGGGAACCACGGCATCTACGACGCCGCGCAGTTCTGCGCGATGGGTCTGTCGTGGACCTTCTCCCACGAGGGCGCGGCGGACATCTTCCCGATCCACGCCTACACCCCGTCGGGCGTGCAGGCGTTCAAGGACCGGGGTCAGTGGCACCCTGGGACCAAGGGCATCCAGCCGGGCGATGTCCTGTTCTTCGACTTCCCTGGCGCGCCGAACCGCGTGTCGCACGTCGGCCTGGCGCTGTCGTCGTGGAAGAACGGCGTCGACACCGTCGAGTTCAACACCTCGGGCAACGCGGCCGGGGACCAGCGCAACGGTCGCACGGTGTCGCGGAAGCGGCGCACGTCGTCGATCGTCGGCTACGGTCGCCCCGCCTACGGCGACGGCCCGCCCGTCACCGTGCCTCCGGGTCAGGTCAGCGACGACGTCGGTGTCAACGTCACGAGCCGGCCGAACCAGGACATCCAGGCGCTGGTCGGTGCGGAGGTCGACGGCATCTACGGTGCCGAGACCACCGCGAAGGTCAAGACCTGGCAGGCCGCCAACGGCCTGGAGGCCGACGGTGACTGGGGTCCGCTCTCGGACGCCGTGGGCTTCCCGCCCGCCGCGCCCAGCGGCGAGTCCAAGGCACCGGTCATCCTCCCGGCCATGTACTCCGGGACCAAGACCGGGCTCGAGGACGACTGGCAGCGCAGCCTGATCGAGATGGGCTACACCTCGGTCGGGGCCGCGGACGGCATCTACGGTGCCAAGACCACGCAGGCCACCAAGAACTTCCAGGCGGCCGTCGGTCTGGCGCAGGACGGCGCGGCTGGTCCGCTCACCGTGTCGGCGGCGCTGCTCCGAGACGGGGACCGTGTCCTCGCGGAGGGTGACGGCGGCGCGGACGTGGTCCTGCTCCAGCGCATCGTCGGGACCGACCCCGACGGCGTGTTCGGCCCGGCGACCAAGGCTGCCGTCCAGGCGGTCCAGCGCGGGTTCGGGGTCGACCCGGACGGCGTCGTCGGTCCCATCTTCGTCGACCACTACCGGAGGGCAGCATGATCTCGACTCTCGTCCCGTCCCTGATCCGGACGTACGTCCCGATCCTCGTCGGCGGGTTCATCGCGTGGCTCGTCACGCGCGGCGTGGAGCTCGACCCCACCGCCGAGCAGGGCCTCACGGTCGCGTTCACCGGCATCCTGATCGCGGCGTACTACACCCTGATCCGGCTGCTCGAGAAGAAGTTCCCCTGGGTCAGCGTCCTGCTCGGCTCGAAGCAGATCCCGGCGCAGTACACCACCAGCGGCGAGCCGGTCGTGGAGGTGGTGCCCGCTCTGATGCCTCCTGACGGCTCTGCGGAACCGGGGGCAGGTAACTACCCCGGCCGGGGTTTCTAGGCCCCCACAGGGCAACCTCGCAAGGCTCAGTGACAAAGGAGCCCCCCGCCTACGTAGGCGGGGGGCTCCTTGCTGCGCGGGGGTCAGCCTCTGCGGTCCGTCTCGAGTTCAGAGGCCTTGTTCTCGGGGTCGAAGTAGGCTCCGAGGATCATGTCGGCCCACGAGGAGTCCCCGATGTAGTACTCCGCGTACTGCCGCGCGACCTCCAAGCCGCGTGGGTCGACGCTGGTCATGCGCTGACGAACCGGCTGACCGTGTCGAACGCCTGCGTGGCCCACGTACCAGCCAGCGACTTCTCGGCGCGCTTGGTGTCCTCGTCCTCGGCCGTGGTGGCCGAGAACCAGTCGAAGTACTCGACGATCGCGTTGAAGCCCGCCCACGCGGTGCCCCGGATGTTGCCGTTCGTGCCCGCCGTGTCGAACAGCGTCATCATCTGGCCGATGCGCTCGTCCGCCCGCTCCGCGGCGGCCAGGTTGTCGCCGTCGTAGCCGTACTCCTTGGAGATCATCTCCTCGAAGGCGTCGGAGGTGAGCATCACCTGCACGAGCTTCTCCGCCTCCTGCTCGAAGGCCTCGTTGTACTTGTAGATGAGGCCCAGCACCCGGCGCGCCTCCTCGACGGCGCCCTTCAGCCCCGCGCCCGAGTGCCGCACGGTGTGCTTGTTCGTGGCCCGCGACAGGGAGTAGTTGATCATGTTCTGGCACTCCCACCGGATGGGCGTGGTGACCACCGTGAAGGGCTGCGAGGCGTCGTGCGCGTTGAGCGCTCCGATGTAGGTGTCGACCTTGTCGCCGGACTGGCCGCCGATGGTGACCGACTCCGGCAGCCGCAGGCTGACGAAGACCCGCTCGCCCCGGCCGAGCGCGCCCGCCGTCTCCACGTGGGCACCCGCCTCGTCGACGAGGGTGTGGAGGAAGGTGGCGTGCTCCTCGTTCTGGAACACGGTGTACCGGTCGCCCACGTCACCGAGGACGACCCGCTGGCCGAGGATGTTGGCGACCGTCGCGTTGCGGCCCGGGACGATGAGGCCGTCCTTCGTGTAGATCGGCTCCTTCTGGACGTCCCAACCGCTGAGGTTGGCGAGGTCGAGCGCCTCGTCGACGGTCATCTGCCCGTCGGCCTTGACCTGGCCGAGCCGGTGCCAGGCTGCGGTCCGGGCGTAGGCGGCGAACTGGACGCCGTCCTGCTCCTTGATGTTTGCGACCATCGTGGTGCTCCGTTCTTGACTTACGCGACGCGCCCTGCGCCGCAACACAAGTATGCCGCTAGGACCAGCGTAAAGCCAGTCCCAGCGGCATACCCGCTTCCAGTCGTGCCACGGTTGGGCGGTCCGTCGCAGCGGGCTCGCGGCACGAGTGGTTCAGGAGACGAGCGCGGCGGCCCTCTCGGGGGCACCGAACTTCTCGGAGAGGACGAAGTTGCGGCGCACCTCCCAGACGCGGAGGTACGCGTCGCGTACCCGGTCCACGTCCTCGACCGTGGCCGAGCCCTCCTTGAAGTACGCGTACTCCACGGCCTCCATCGCCCCGCGCGCCTCACGCACGGCGATCAGAGTCTCACGGTCGCGCTCTGCGTCGTTGTACTTGCGAAGGACCATTGTCCCCACCTCCATGGCTCCGTCGGCGTTCTGCCGTGAGCCTCAGGGTACAGCGGGCTTGGACCGTGAGAGGTCCCTGTCCGCGTGTACGATCACCCTGGCAGCCGGGTCGCTCCCGCTGCTCTCGTACACTCCCCAGGAGTAGCGCCGAACGGTGGCCTCCGTGCCATCCACGGTTCGACCGAGAGCCTTCGCGAGCTCCTCCCAGTCCTCCCGGGACATGGCCCTCCGCACGTCCTCTTCGCCCAGGCCCCAGTCCTCGAGGATCTTGAGGTCGGCGTTGGTGACGAGGAGCCGCGTGCGAGGCGTCTTCTCGAGCAGGACCGGCCCGGGGTGGACCGTCTCCAGCACGCCGGGGGCGAGCGCCTTGGCGACGGCCACCGCCTCGACGAGCGTGTCCGTCTCGATGGTGACCCCGCCCGGCAGGTTGATCCGGATGCTCACGACTCCTCCTTCACGATCGCCTCGAGCGCCGCCTGGATGGCAGGGCGAAGATCGAGGGTGTGGATGACCGTGAGACCGTCGACCTTCTCGTGGAAGGAGACGGTCATCCCCGACAGCGACCGGCAGATCTCGAACGTGTGGCCCTCCACCGTGGCGGTGCCCACCGCCTCGATGAACGCGAGGAGCCGGTCCTGGGGCAGCGGCTCGACCTCCAGGTCGGGGTGGATGCTGCTCATGAGACACCTGCCGAGCGAGCGTCGATCTTCTCGATCCAGGACACGGCGAGCGCCGCGACCTGGATGAGCTCGGCCCGCAGGCTGGCCGGGTCGGTCTCCTTGAAGGTCTCGGCGATCTCCTCGCGGACCAGGTGCATCCACGTCGGCGGGCCGTCGGTGTCGTGCTTGTAGATCTCGTAGTCGGCACGCAGGATCTTCTCGGTGTCCTCCGCGCCGTACCAGCCCGGGATCCACCGGACGTCCGGCCCTGTGCCGTCGTCCAGGCCCGCGTTCGTGCCGTACTTGGCGAACTGCCGCGTCCGCTCAGCCTGCACGTCGCGCAGCACCCAGATCGTCTGGCAGAGGCCGTCCTCGAGGGTGAGGAGCCCGCCGTGGGTCTGGCAGCGGTACCTCATGTTGAGGCCGAAGCCCTCGGGGGACGCCACGCACGAGGCGTAGTCGTTTCCTGTCGTCGGTGCAGCCATCTTGGCTACCTCTCTTCTTGGAGGTGAAGGGGGCTGGCCGCCGCGCCCGTGAGCGCGGCGGCCAGCGTGGGGGTCAGAGCGCGGCGAGGTTGACGCGGACGTAGTTGCCGGAGCGGCGCTCGACGTGCTCGATGTCGGCCCAGGTGTCGGCCTGGTCGGCGTTCAGCGCCCGGACGTCGGCGTTGCCCTTGGAGTTGATGTAGACGGACTGCTTGTCGGCCGTCTTGAACGCCTTGCCGAAGCCGGGGAACACCGGCTTGGCGC